TCTGATCTTTAGGATCACAGATCGGACACTTCACGTCAAAATTGCGTGAATTCCTCGATATCCTGCCGGCGCCGAAGACGCTCTCTATGAAACGAATGTGTTCAGTGAGTGTCGCCACTATGACAAGAATGTATCACCTACAACCGTAGATGGTCATTCCTCATCTTTGGACTTCTTCGCCTTCCTGGGTTTCTTCACCACGATGAAAGGTCCACCATTCACCATCGCTGCCCGAGCGATGACATACGCATCGCAAGCATCACGTGACCAGTCAACAGTCGCGCCGTTCTTCTTCACAGGCCAATGAACATGCTTCAGGTCGTGCTCGGCCATGTGCTTGAAGACCTGCTCCTTCTGTGGACCTCCGATCTTTGTCTGGGACAGCTTGATGCCGCAGAGTTTCCTAGCATGCGATGAGCCCACATATTCAGGCTCCACATGAAACGCTTCCCTCGCAAGGTAGCTGACGATACCATTGAATCGCATCAGCTGCGTGATCGTTTGTGCACTGGACATTCCAGGACGGAAGCCCATCAATGGTTCTTCAAGCACGATACGCTCGATCTTTGTGCCGGCGGGATAACTAACAACGTTGTCAAAGTGCACTGACGAATCACCCAGTGCTAGATCATTTGCGATCTTTTCGAATGATTGCTTGATTCGATCAGCCTTTTCCCACAACGTCGAACATGCCTGCAACGCTCCTTCCTTGCCGAAGGTGACTGCGTACAGGTGAAGCACGTGTCTACCGGACGCGTCAGGTCTGACATTCGAATCGATGATACACACGCCCGTGCAGCTTGTACTGACATCGAGACCGAGGATGATTGACATGAGAGATAATTGGCCCCCACGTGCCCACAGTAAAATGCGTCTACAACAGACCTAGACCCTTCAATTCCACCTCGGTGATTACAACCAGGGCCAAACCGTGGGCCTGACAATGGTCCAGTGCAGCCTTAAGCTTCTTTGCCACCTTCACCTGCCTCACCCGTGAGGCTGGTTTGATCTCGACCAGTTCCTTGCGACCGTCAACGTACTCGACAAGAAAATCAGGAAAGTACCGTCGCATCTTGTGCGTGCGGACGTTGCTGACGTATGGGATCGTCATGCACTCGTAACCCCACGTGGCAACATCATTACGAGAATCGAGCCAACCCATGTAGAGCAGCTCCCATCCCGACCTGTACTTGCACGATTGCCCCGTCTTAGTCGAGACGTACACGCCGGTGTGGTAATGACCCTTACGACGGCGCTTCTTCCTGATCTTTCGTACCAAGCATCACCAGTCGTACTGAACGCGGAACATGATGCGATCACCGGGACGCTTCATCATGGGCTGCGCGAGGGTAGTTTTCATGACAACGTTCATGTCAGTGTCATGGAAGTTGATGCCTGTGATGTAGACGAACGTGTTGTCAGGATCGTTTGGATATCCAGTGGGCGGCAATGCCTGGTAGTTCGGATTGCTGGACGAGAGCAACGTGTTGTTCGCAGCAAGCACACCGATCTTCATGACCTGGATGTGCTGTTCACCCCTGAAATTCAGGACGTACTGATTGGCGCCGAAAAAGTAGAGGTGAGGACTCTTCACCAGTAATTCACCTTCATTGTAGTAGACGTTGCCGACAGTGTTCCACGTTGCCTGAGGCGTCAAGCAATCGGCGCGGTACACGTTACCATGACCGTCATCGGCTAGCGAGATTGAGATGGGTCCTGAACCTATCAAGCTCGAACCGTACATGCTAGATCGTAGAAGGTCAGAATCCTTGATCGACAACGTCGTTGGGCTAATGTTCATGCCGTAGAACATGTTGCTGATATCAAAGATCACGATCTCGTTAGAGGATGGGTCCTGTGTACGTTGGTACACAGTGAGAGGAGCGCCTGCCTCTACGTCGCTGCCTGACACAACTGTGTTGATGTAATTTCTGATCGCCTTGCCGGCCGAAGCAAAGGGAAATTCTGGCGTTGAACCAATTTGCGTGTTTGCAAACGCGTTCACGTGAGCGTCTGGCTGTGTACCGTCATCGAACGTCCCAGGACCGAACATCAATGTGTTCGACTTGACCATGTTGTCAAGGTTGATGTAACTCAGGTCATCGTTCCCAAGGTCGTTCACCGCAGTTGAAAGTGATTCTGACGCCAGAAGTTGGTAACTTGGTACGAAGTTTCCATCATCATTCGGAAGAATAGTGAGGTTGCGGCGAGCGACGAAAGGTTGTGAGTACAGGAACTCGTTGCACGTCTCCGAGTTAGTCGTGCTCTGCAAAGCTACGCCGGTCAGGTGATGCAGCATCGGGAACTGTTCAGACGCAAAATCCTTGACAAAGTTCTCAAGATTGATGTAATGCCCTGCGACGCCAAACGACAGCGCGACGCTGAAAGGTTGCGTGGTGTTGCCGTCTGATTCCTCGAAAGGCGTGATCAGGATGCCACCGTGATCATTGACATACTGACGATATGGAGAGTCATTGACGAAGAATGGAGGAACGTACAACGCAAACGTGTTGTCCAGTGACGCTGGGCCAAGTGATGCAGACGTTGAGATGTCAAGGTCTGACATGTAACATCGCCTGATTGCCACGTCATGCAACTCTGCGTTTAGCGGGTGTTCGAACTTGTACACGTCTACATAAGGATGCACAGAATTGTTCGGCGACTCAATGCCGGTGTCAGGCCAGAGCTGGTTCAGCCCGTCACGAAGCGCAGGATCAGCAGCAAAGAACATCGCTTGTGCATGCGAAGAGTTGTTCGGACCGTCGTAGAAATTGCCCATGCACAGCACGGCGGGAGGATCCTGAAGCGATGAAGCAGAGTACGACCTGGGAACGATCGTTGATGATGGAACGGTGAACGCGCCCTTGTCAACGAGATCAATATTGAAAGTTCCTACGCCGTGATTGATCTGATCTGTGCCCCACCTGACAACGCAGTGGTGCCAGTTGTTGTGTAAAAGGCTGTTATCGTCCGAAAGAAACACAAGATCATGAGGGAAAACGCCAGGAGACGCCAATGACGGTGCAATGTCGGCTGAATGACTCAATTGCAATTGCAGTCTGAAGCCTGACGTACGACCGTTCACGTCCTTCATGCTGCCGGAGATCAACGACAATGCGTACGTTGATGAAAGATGAAGGATCGTACCTGCCTTGAAAACACCGTTGGGTTCATCGGGTTGATACCGAGGATTGATGTAAAAATCAAATGAGAATGAACCGCTCGGCGTGTACGTACCACTACAATACCCTTCGTGATAGACGAGGCCTCCGTCTCCACCATCAATGTTCGGGTACAAGATTGCTGAACCGATAGACACCGTCGACGCAGTGAAGAAATTCAATGTGTTGTAGTTACTGTACGCCCACTGTGCCTGAGGATAGGAAGTCCGGTAGAAGGTGTTCAGCTGATCTTTGATCACTAGCTTACGCAATGAATCACTGTTGAAAACTGGTGGGGGTGAGAACCGCTGAACGTCAATCACTTCCTGAAGACGTAATGCCTGTTCCTGCGACGTGCACCCTGACATGTACTGCTGCATGAGTGCAGTGAATTCTGCAGGTCCCTGCGTCGCCGTACCATTCTGCAATGATTGAGCGTAAAGTTTTGCGCCCCTGAGCAAAGACGACAGGTCTGCATCGTCATGCTGCGACTCTACGAACGACGAATCAGGAGCGACATCCTTTTGAATGGGCGATCGACGAGCAAAGAGGTACACAGATCCTACCGGCCCGCCTGTCGAGCTAGACGAGTACGTCTTGATGGGATTCGCAATGACGGTGAACGATTCGACGTCCTGCGGCTGAACCTTTAGTAGCGAAGGCATGTGATCCGAGTGTAACTATACCCCACCACGATAGGCCCGGCCGATCACAGACGTTCGATCAACACTGCACCGGTGTCGTCGTAGAGTTCGAAGGGTGATGCGTAGCATCTGCCGGGTACGTAATCTGCATATTCAACACGACGTACCTGCATGTACACCTTCACATCATCGATGGTTGTCCTGAGCTCAACGTAGTAGTGGTGCCTCGTCTTCGACTCGACGAGGTTGTCCTGCACCATGTGTGAGGTCTCAAACTCAACGTACGGTCCTCTGCCTCCGATGACAACCCGATCGTAGCCGGTTGCAACTAGCTGACCGGTCTTCGTAAAGAACTTACGAGATGGATCACCCGTCAACGGAAGACGCAATCGCTGTTCGTACGTGAGCGATGTCACGATCAGATCATACAACTACGACTAACATTGTGCAACGATTAGAAATCTAGTCTGACGCGAAACGTAAGATCTCTCTCTGAACTCTTTTGCACTGGCCTGCTCAACTTTGCAATCGCAAGAAGGTTATCGTTCGCATCATAGAGGCCAATGCTCGTGATGTACGTGAAGCTCTGTTCTGTGTCCTCTTGTCCCTGGTCAATCACAACAATCCTGTCAGTTGAGTCAACATACGTCGGGTTTGACGAATAGTTGAACTCATCTGCCGCTGCCCTACAGAAGACCAGCGTGCTATTGATGTTCGTGATATTCTGGAACGTGAGCGCGGTGCTGTTACCCGAACCGAACCTGCAGCCTGCGATGTGATCAATGATATTGTCAATTGACCCACTGGTGACAAAGTCGGGGATGAATGCTGAATTGAATTGTGACTGCGATCCCGATGCACCAAGGACCATCGTACCAGGGGAAATAGTATATCCTGGCGCCGCGCCTCCACCATTCATGGCATCGATCGTACCTGACACGTACTGGCTTCCACTCGTGACCTTCTCAAGGTCGAGCATGAGCACACCTCGGTCATAGAACATCAGCCCAACATTGCGTGACGTGTTTGCGCTGTCGATGATGTTGCCGACCTGACCTCCGAACGTCGTAAGCTTGTTGGTCGAAGATCCAACGTCAGTGTAGATCGCTGACCCGGACGTTGATGTGATGTACAGGTTCGGAACTACACCAAGAACCTTCGAACCAGGAGCATTGTCAGGTCCACAGATGATCGACGCAGTCTGATAGAATTGCATTGCGAATGTTTCACGCTTGATGCTATCGCGTGCAAATAGCCTCTTGAACGCAATGAACAATGCAACGTCAACCTGATCAGACGGATTGCTGCTGTTGAGAGGCGATGTGAACTTTGCAGTTGAATCACCGAGCAAGTTCATCGCAAACTGCCTGTAGACGTCCATCTTCTCACGCATCATCAGAGACGATGAAGGAAACAGTTCCTTACCGGCAGCATCAACACCTGTCTGCGCAGACAACTCTGTCGTACCTCCAGGTAGCAAGCCAACTGTCATGTCGAAGATTGGATTTGCTGTCTGAAGCGTGAAATCCTGATCGTACACTGTCTGGTACAACGAGCTTGTGACGCCGGGACCGACGCCGCCCGTCACGAACAGTTGATACTTTCGTCGTGATACTGAGCCAGAGATGTCCTCCTGCAGGACATCAACGAGCTGGTTCAAGAATGAACGGGCGCTCTTGATGTCTGAGGGTAGGATTTCTTTGAATGTTGCCATTTGTCAGTTCACTCCGTTCACAGGTTCTTGTTGATTACGATGCTGATGTCCTGCACCGCGCCTGACTGAATTCCAGTCACCTTGACGTAGGCGTTGATGAGCGTCTTGTCTGCAGTCGTGCCATACACCTGGAATAGCGCATCCGTTAGGCTTTTCACAGCTAGCGTGAATTGCACGGACGAACCACCGTATGAGTTCTCAGCAGGAGATCTCGTGAGGATGTAAGTCGCGCGTTGGTTGCCATCGATGTTCTCAGGGGTCTGCTGCGAGATCTGCAGGAACAGGTTCGGTACCTCGACCATGAACGATTGATCCCTCAGCTCGACGTCAATCGATGTCTCATTCTGGATCGTCTGTTGCACGACCAGGTTTGACGTCTGCTGCGTGTTACGACCCAGCGTGACGACATTGTTTACGCTGTTTACGTTAGCATCGCCTGACAACGCTAGAGTCGGGAGGTGAAGCAGGTTCGGGTTGCTGACGCTGATCAGCTTGTACTTCTGAGCGATCGCTTGGTTCGTCAGTGCCTCAAAGATCGGAGTGTTCTTCTCGATCTTCTCAGCTCCCACGGTACGACCGTACTTCGTGACAATGCCGTAGTTGACCTCGTCATCTCCGGCTGCCCACTTGTGGATCGAGAACGACCCATCGTTGCGTGCAAGGAATTGCCGACCGACATCAGTCAGTACAGCGTCAAGGAGAATGTTATTCGATGAACCATCAAGGAACCCCATACGTCACCGTAACCCTTTTTGCTCTGCGTACGACCATTTGAAACCTGCGTGAGTATCTCGTGAACCACGGCAACAATCGCCGATACGAGCGTCATGACCATTCACCACCCTCGCCGCTAATTTCGCTGATGTATAAGTAGCCAACACATTCCTGTTCATGTCATACTGTATCACAGATCGTGTTTTTCGTACCCTTTGTCGAAGCACCTCAGAAATCTTCTCTTTTGACTCTCTGATGTGATGCCAGCCACGAGCATCAAGATTTGGCCCTGTACCCGTGCCTTTCTTTGCGATAGACATGTGCAGTCGATACTCTTTTGACCTAGGAGGTAGCTTCTTTCCCTTACGAGCGATACTCATCCGACGCTTCGCATCAGTGTGTTTGTACCCGTGAATACCGTCCCCGCCGCGGGTCATATTGTAACCTGTGTTCGGATGATCATATGCGAACGTCTGCTTTTCTTCGATCAACCTGATCTCTACAGAAGCTAACTCATTCTCAGTCTCACATTGTTCGATCACGCTGACGTCGAATGAGCAATGACCGTGTTTCCTGATCGCACGATGAAAGATCAGCGTACTCCCGTGCCGAGCCGCATCGACATGTTCCTTCCAACGATCAACTAGTGAACGCTCTGTCACACCCACATAACCTTTGCCGTTCACAATGTTCTTAACAAAATAAACTATCATTGTTCACCTAGTGACGTCAAGCAGGTACATGTCTTCATCCTACATCGTTCGTCACTGGTTGTTGCTCAAATTTCGGCGCTTGGGACCAAACGTGATAATCGAAGGCGCGATCGGTTGTTCCACCTGCGACGTGAGATCGTTGATCGTGATGTCAACCTCAGCCGCACCGAAATTATCGACATTAATGAACTGTAACTTGTATGCGCCACCGTTCTGAATCGTCTGCAATGCAGGGCTCGAGCGGCCGGTGTCGTCAGTCGTGTAGTAATATTGAGGGTTGAAGTACAGGCTCATGTTGGGCTTCCCAGACGTTCGAATTGTATCGATGAACAGTTGTCCCTCAACATACATGTTTGGGTATGATTTTGGTGCGCCGATGTGGCTGATCAACTTCTTCTGGATCTTGTTCTGAAACCTGTCAAACCACACGAGGAATTGTGCAGAATAGTTGCTCGTCTGTCCGTGAGCATCTATCGCAGCGACGGCGTAGATGTAGCCTTTCGATGACGTCGTGTTCACGTCCCAGTCGAAGGTATCGTCGATCCACCAGCAACATGGATCAGTCAACGTCTCTAGCAAACTGGGATCTGGAACTTCGGGGCACGGGAACGGAACGTACGAATCATCAAAATTGTACTGTTTGTGCAACTCGAACGGCAACAGTACAGTCGAGCGCCTGAAGACCTGAAATTGTTTGATGTCACGCTCGCTTGTGACAGGAAATGCCCATGTTACCATCAAACGATTCGTACCATAATTCCATACGAAATTGATGTCACCGGGTGGAGGAGGAGCGTCTAGCTTCAATGTTGAGATAGTGACACGTTGTGATGGCTTGCTGCTCACTAGCGTCTTTGTGATTGCAATGTCACCGCTTCCATCGTCATTGACTGCCGGCAACGTCAGCACTGCAATTGTCCTGACCATGTAGCAATAGTTCGTATTGAATTTGACCTGATAGTCAGCTGTCAACCCAATGCTAGGATCGTCAATGACGATGGGAGGACATACCGTCGTAGTACCGTCAGAACTCACCTCGAATTTGTCGATGATGTATCCAACGATCTCAAGACCGTATTTCTGTGCCTGGAACGACGTTTGTTCTGCACTCTGAACGTCGAAATACGTCAGCGTAGTCTTGAATTCATCCTCAGAGATCGTGCTAGAACCTCGCTGGTTCGCAGATTGCTTTGCCTGCTTGCTGAACCCTTGAATGTTGACAAGGTCGGTGGCCGTTGTCGCTGTTGGATCTGCGATCGCCCTGTCAATCAGGTCATACATGTATTTTGTGTTGATCTGTACGTTGATACCTGCACGTTTCAAGCTAGAGAAGAATTCATTCTTGATCGGAAAAAACGTACCGAAAGCTGACGAACCTCCTTTCAACCCAAAGCTCGATGCTTGACCGTCTGTGACAGACTGCGCAGAAAATGTCACACCTGATTGTGATGCCTGAGACAACGCTTGATTGATCAGGTTCTGATCAACGTATCCTGGGAGGGTGGTTGAAAGCGTAGCAGCTACATTTGCCGTGGTTGTGTTGTCATTCGTGGGCAATTGCAGCATCTGCTGCGTCATAGTACCTGAAACGATTTCATGGACCTTTGAGTCGATATTACCGTCGCAGAAGTGCACATTGACGTAGTTGTTTGACGCAAATGCATCCTCATTGATCACGCTGCTGAGGTTGTCAAGTATGAGAGAACCGTTCTGCACACCCGACGTATTGAATGACTTGTTACGTTGAAGCACTGCACTAACTTGATTTCCAACATCGCCCAATTTCGTAGGCGTCCATGTTATCTTCACGGCTCTGGGAGCACGAGTGACAGAATACTGAATGAACGCAGAGTCTATCTCTGCGCCCGGGCGCGTCAGAAAGATCGACGGAACGCCTCCCGTTGCGTTCACACATTCATCAGGAGTGAAGAAGTTGTATTCGAACGTAGCCTGCACCCCTTCAGTTTCGGGTACATCAACAACGTAGACTAAACGCGATGGTTGTGAGATACTCATCAGGAATTTGTCCTTAGTTGTGTCGTTGACGGCAACGTAGATGTCGTGGGAGCGTTCTCATCAAAGGTCTCGATCGTCACATAGTACACATCGACGACACCGTCGTTTTGGTTCTTAGTACGATCAACGTAGTTGTTCACGTTATTAGGTTGCGCATTTTGCGGGTAACCCACCTCGCTGCCTGCGGGCATGGTTGGCGACAGACTGTTGATGATAGCGTTCATCGTTCCGGTTGCAGCGCCAGGTTGATTTGGATTAGGAATGATATCACCGTTAGCGATCGCAAGGTTCAACGCTGCGGTACCGAACGGCGTAGCAGTCGTCGCTGCATAGTCAACTTCGAAATCACGACCATCGACGATGATATTAAAGACACGTTCAAACTGCTTCGGCACAAGAACGTACTGGTTCAAGGACTCTGGCGCTGACACTGAAGAAAGCGTCTGTGAGAATGATGACATTGCTTGAAGCGATGACACGATAGAAGGAATGTCTTTCGCACGAAGAAGATTGAGATTTGACGCAACGTTGCCTTTTGACGCCTGCTGTTGCAAGGGAACAGCCTGAGGCGTACCTTGTTGTGCTCCTCTGAACGTTGCTGTTGTCCCTGCATTGCCTGCAGTTCCAGCTGCATTACTCAACATGGGTCTACGTTGTGTCGCGCCGGGCGGGCCTCCTCGTGTGGGCGTTGAAGCTTTGTTCGAAGTTGTTGAGAACAGAACGCCGCCAGAACTTGATGTGTTTGTGGATGAAGTTGATGCATTTGCCTGCGAAGCGTTCGCAGCTTGCTGCACTGTTTGCTGAACACACGTTTGCACAAACGCTGGTTCTACCGGCGTGGGGATGGGTCCCAGATGGAAATTGTATTCTGCAACGTTGATGCCAGTCATGAGCTCGATGTACACCTCAAGCAACTGACTTCCCACGTGGTTGAAGAGGATCTCAGCCTTCTGCGCTGCTGTCAGGAAAGAATATGCCGGATCCGCGAATGCAGCGCCAGCGCCCGTGATTCCTGTACCCCTTGCAATCGCCGCAGAGGCATACTCGACACCGTTAGTCGTAGAGATAGAAGTCGGCGATTCTAGGCTAGTCGAAAAGTTCTGTGTTGGGATTGAATTTATGACGTCTGCCAACCCAGGCGACTGAGGAAGTGGTAACCACTGTCCTGCTGAATTCCAGAGAGGGAATCTCGACATCTCGAACAGGCAACTAACCGGTTTGTAAATGATGTCAGGATTCGTTACGTCAACCTTGCTCACTGTCACCCAAACAAGATCGTTCCGCTTGACGTTTGACGAACCGTTCGTGCTGTTCTGCACGTTCACAGACTGTTTCAATTGCTGCGTAAACCCAAGAGGTACACCAACCGTCAGAATGTGCTTGTTCGTAGCCTCAGGTGTTGCGAGACCTGCATTGTTTAGGAAGCCGTACAGTGCCGTAAGTGTTTGCTGCGTAACGTTTGATTGATCGAGGATCGTGATCTCGCTATTCGCCGAGGGATCGTTCGCAAGTTGCGAAGACGTTGTACCAGACGAATTGCTGTCGGCATTGAACGTTGATGTTAGGTTGTTGACAGTTGATGCTAACATCATGATCTGTTGTTCTGTACACAGAACCTGCAGCAACGCAGAATTGTCTCCAAGTTTATCGTTGATCTCTGACAACTTTGAGACAACCACCTGGCTTTTGAGATAGTTGCTCATGCCAGTCATTGAGTTCTGCAATGTATTCGGAACGTTGATGACGGTGCCCAACAACATTGACGTCCGTTCGTCCTCTGCAAGAGCAAGTTGCGTCAGGCTGTTGTACGACATCGCAAAGTTCTTAGATGATTGTGACACGACGTACGCGTTGCTAACGCCCTGATAGACCCTCGAGCTATATGCAACGTTTTGAACGTTTGTCGTGCCGACGATCTGTTGACCTGTGTACGCAGCGACCATTGAGATTGCAAAGTCAAATGCAATCGCAACAAGCGCAGTATCAATTTGATTGCTGAACAGAGTACGTCCGTGTTGAATTGCCTTCGTTGCCACTGAAAATTGTTTGATGACATCATTGATGAATCTGTGCATGATTCCGGTGACGCGCGATCCACTCTTCAATGCATGAGTGATCTTGTTGGGCGTCAATGCAGGATCGATCAGCGTTGCAGATTCTCCATAACCCGCGCTCTGTAGCGATGAATTCACGAAATTTGTGACAAGCTGCGTCGCGGCGGCCGACGGCTTGAACGTTGATGCAAGGTGCTTCTCAACCATCTTGATCAATGTACTTACCGTCGCATCAGGTGTGTTCACAGCCGCAGCTGAGCTCTTGCTCGAGACAAGTTGTTGAGCCTGCGCATAGGCCGACAACTCTCCTCCGACAGTTCCTGGTTTATTGAGCTCAGCTTGTTGCTTAAGCAATGCCGCTTGTTCTGACGATGAATAACCCATCGATGTCAGAGCTTGAGCGAGCGTGTACGTCGAATGATTTCCGTCATTCGGGCTCAGGACCCGTGCTAGCACAAGCATAAACAACATCGACCTAAGACTGACGTCCATCTTTGCGCGAGCATAGACTGCGCACATCAGATCCTTGCTAATTTCTTCAAGCACATCGCCCGAGTTCGTATCAATCAACTCTGATGCAAACTTTGTGATGAGAGAGTCGATATCATTCAAGAAAGCGCCGCTAGCATCGATGTCGCTTGACGGTGACGAGTACAGGTTCAATCCATTGACGATCGTCATGAAATTGTTGTACTGATCCTGCAAGCGCGATGCAAAGTAATCGACGTTCGAAGTGTCGAAGCGCGTGCCATCAGTTCGTAGAACGTTGTCAAAGTAAAAATCACCTCCCGGGAGGTACGTACCGACGGTGTTCTTCACAGACGTTGGTTCGAACGTCAGAACACGTTGCTGAGCTCCTCCTCCGGGAGGTGAGTTCAACGTCATCGCAAGTGACACGAGTGCGTTCGGAGTGTATTCAGGGAAGTCAGTGATGCTGCTACCAAATTCACCTATGACATAGTCGAATACGTTCTGATTCCCAGCATTTGACACATTGTAGCCGTAGAATCCAGACAACGTGTTCTTCACTGATGGCTTCGATAATCCATACGAATATCGGTACTCACGAGTCAACAGGTGCGCTAGCCCTGCGATCCAGCGTTCAACGTTACCGCTGATCGCCACGCTCGAGTAAAGCATTCCGAACAATGGACTCACTGTGTTTGTGATGAGCGATTGAACGTCATCTGATGACACGTTCGCGATCTGCGTCAGCGTAAGCGGCACTGACGCTGATGTGATCACATTCATGTCAAAGTAACTGCTCTTGTACAACACAGAAGGATCAAGAATGGAAGTTGCTGACGTGTCATGCAACTCAAGGTTGGGTGGCATGTTCACGAGATTCAATGTGTGATATCGCAATATCGCCTTCAACTCAGCAAGAAGCTGCATCCACACCTTCGTTGAAGTGTAAGTGCCTGTGACAGTTCCAATCTGATAACCAAGCAATTCCATCGTTGCAAGATTTCCATATGACAATGGAAATGATGTGTAGTTGATGGGCGCGGGCGAAGTACCCGACTGTTGTGAAGTGCTTACGTTGTAAATGTTGTGTCTTAGATCGAGCTGGCTCTTGTTGCTCTCGATGATCCGGACAAGATTCAGTAGAAAAGCTGCGTCATCATTCAGACCTGATATTGCCTGGCCAAGCGTTGTCGTACGTTCTACAACTGCCTGCGCGATCGCTGGGTTCTGATCTATCAATGACGCAAAATGATTGAACGTGGTACACGTGATCATTGCACGCATTGACGCTTGTGCATTGATGTACTTGCCCACGTCAGTCAGAGAAAAGTTCGTCAGGCCTTCGATGGGCATCGGCAACTTCAACACCGGCCTTTCAGTCGTGTTGATCGCTAGCGGTTCGAAATGTGTCAACATTACGATCTCAGGACGTTCATTCGACAGGCCGGTCACCTGCTCAGTGAAACTGAGGCTAGCGGTTGGAACTGTGTTATCGTTCAGAGGTTTTAACACCTTACTGGCGTTCAATGCCAACGAAAATGTTGGCATGACGTGATTTGAAATGTTGCTGCGTGAAAAGATGGTACCGGGTGCAGAGAGCCTGCTGACTATGTCTGACACGGAAATCTTCGGACTAGCAGTCACATTTGTTACTGCGCGAGAGATGACCGGTAGGCTAACGCTGACCTCTGTAGGTTTAACAGTTCCCAATGATTGGGGCGATGAAAGTGTCGTACTGAGGCGGCTCACTTGACTTGTTACGCTAGAGAGCGCCTTCGGTTGCACCGTCATGTTACCCACGTTCACTGGGCTGCCATTGTTTCCTGTGAGTGATTTCATGACGGCGCGCTTTCAATCGTAAGTGTGTTCGTCTTTACTTCGGGCGCGTCATTGTAATCGTTCATGACAGGTAGGATGACGTAAAACAGTTCACCCACATCATCGTTTGTGATTTCGTGCATGAACTGACACATTCCAGAAGAAAACTGAGAATGCGATTTTCCGATCGGCGTCCTGATGCCGTGTACTTCCTTGAAGATGAGAAATGAATCGATGCGTGTTATGTCACCTACGACCGTCCACGTGATGAGGTTGAGGTAGCGATCGAAGTTGGACGCGATGACATTGCTCAATGAAATTGGTAGCAAATTCATTGAGATATCGATGGTTGTAACGTCACCCACGGTTCCGAAGCCCATGGGATCCTTTGCGTACCTTTGTGATGCGCCGTTTGTAGAGACAATCGTCCCCTTGTTCAGTGCTAGTGGGTGAAGGAATTTTGCAGGACTGAAAGTGTACGTCTTCAACGTTGTCGGATCGGTTGAAGTCTTCACGAATTTATCGAACATCGTCTCAGGAGCACGCAGCATCGGGTATATTTCGTACCGGTAATTACGTCCATAGACCAGTGGTTTGATCGCCTGATTTTTTCTGAGGGCATCGTCGTCAAAGTGTGTAGCCGTCATGATACGGAAGCTCTCTCGTTCACCTGACGTGAGGTCAACCCTGTCAATTGAGAATGCAAGAAGCTTAGCGAGCTCGTCACGTTGCGTTGCAACGTCACCTGAAAAAATGTCACTCATTCCCTGGTTCGCAAGCATCTGCTTGATCTGATCCATGTTCGTGCTATTCACGTTGAACGACAGATCAAACGTGACGTTCGGCGTTGAATCGTTGGTGACGTTCAAGTTTGTGTACTGCACATCAACAAGGCCGTTCTGAGGTTGCAAGAACTCAATGACCGCAGCACCGACGTCCTTTACGTTTCCATCCTTATAGATGATACGCGCAGCGTACTTGTAGATGTTGTCCTGTGACACAGTGCTGTCAATTGTAGTCAACAGATCTGCAGCGCGTGACGCATCATCGATGAAGCAAACGTCATTGTTGAGAAACGTTGGTGATGAATCAAACGTGGTCATGTTCCATCGCAACAATTGAACGGCAACTGCGTTTGTAGGAAGGCTTCTTACTGAAACTTCCACACCTTTGTCGATCTGCGTGACTGTGACAACAGACGCCGAGATGGGAGAATAACGTCCTGGCTTGATGACAACATTCGTGTATTCGAATCCCTTCGCAGGTTGTTGGCCTGTCGGTATGACCCTGTACACGACGGATGAATACGTTGGAACATCAACGCTGATCTTTGTTGATTGTTGTTTGCTTGTCAACTGATACGAACCTACGAGATTGTAGCTGTCAGTGTCAGCATTCGTTGCCCACAACGTCTTCTTGTAGACGTCGATGCCGACTGCACTTGTGTCAACTTGCTTGATTTCCAGCGTTCCTGTGTACGACCTTGGAGGAATTGTCACGCTCAACTGAGGTGGTGTCTTAGGCGTATGATACACGAGGATGTGCTTCTGCAGATCGAGCGTCTTATTGATCGTGTTGATTTTCATTCCATTGCTCGAGCTAATCAGATCGAACTCAACAAAGACCTGCGTGACAGGCTTACCCATCAGCATCAATTTTGCTTTTGGAATGAGAACATTGATCTTCGCGAACAACACGCCATTTGTCACTGATTGCAAAACCTGCACACCGTCAGCATCAGCAACATCGATCGTAGAGGTTGGAGGAATTGACGTGGTGACTGGAAAGATCCTTGCGTTCATCAGCTGCGCGGCCGGATCAGTGATCAACTCCTGCATTGTCGACGTATTTGACAGGCCTCCCAACGTAGCATACTCCGACGATGAACGTGGCGTGAGGTTGAGTGCATGCGAAGGATCTAGACCTTGACGTGTGATCATCTCAACTGAAAGCGCTTTCGTGTTCGCAGCAGCAGATGCAGCCCTGCTTGCCTTCTGATTCGGTACTGCTTTGCTGTTGGTTACGGTCTGCAGAACAGGTTGAGGATTGTTATTGTTCTTGGTGTCACTTGCGCTAACAAGCGTCAATCGAGGATGATTCAACGATGGAATGCTGGACAGTGGAACGCCGGCCTGCAATTGCGGCATTATGTCATTGTTGATCAGCGCAGCGATGTCGCAATCAACAGAAGCGATCACGTACGCATTCTGTTGTTGCTGCTTCGTCTTTGCGTCAATCGTAGTCGATTTTATGTTTGAAACCAGAGAACGTGTGTCAATGACACCTCTTTGTGAATTACCGAACAATGGCTTTGGAGGTATGACACGTGTCGCGACGTTGATCGTCAATTTCTGCACTTTGTACTTTACGACATCATCCTGTGATATCGAATACTCAAACTCGAAATTCAGATCACCATTGGCGGCGACTGTCAATAGATGAGCAAAGTCATCATCAACGTTGAGGACTTTTGGTGTCTGTGGAAGCTTGAAGTACATGTCAGCTCAAGGCCTGAAGACCAGCGTAAAGAGATGTAGGAACGTGTCGGTTGCGTTCTGGTCAACGACGCACTTCCCTACGAAGAATACGTGTGCGTTAGATGCGGGATGAATCCCGTAGTCAATGACGTCAAGCTTGCTAACCTTGCCGGTGCTTACCTCAAAGAACTGTCCCACAACGTTGTTTGCGATTGACGTCGGATCAAAATTGATCTTTTGTAGCTGGCCCAATGACTCGTAGTAGTACAACTCGCTGAAGACGTGCTCGAATAACATGCGTCGGACTAGGCCCAAACCGACGTAGTTTCCCAATGGTGACTTATTCGTCACGTTAATCGGCGGAAGAAACTGAAAGTTGACAAGGTTCGAAAATCGAGGATCTGAGAAGACGCTTGCGAGGTTATTGATGTTCGCTAAGTGCATGTGTTGTGGAACAGGACGATCATTGTTGATCGTGAACGTAACCTCGTTCGGTCCCATCTCAAACCCGTCAACATCAAACAGAGGATTCGTTGAGGCGATGGGATAGAGATTGCTAAGGTTCTCAGCAGACGAACCCAACAGAACATTTGCCGCTGTTGCGAACTCAGGACCGGTCAACGCACGGGTGCTCTGGATTGGTGATCCTACGAACGTTCCTGTCAGTGCTTGGAATGAGTATTCCAAGATCTGACCTCCATTGCTCATCGCAATGCTAGAAGCGTTCGCGAACGCCTGAATTTCACCGGCGTCATTGCCCTGAAACATCACGTTATCCTGTGGCAATTGACAAGACTCAAGGTAAATCCGTTGAGTCGCATCTTGACTGCCGCTCGCTATGTCAGCCTTATAGAAGGTTCCAGCGTCAGTGAACGTGATGTACTGAATGTCAATCCCACCGTTGGCGAGTTGACGTCGACCTTCAGTGGTGATGACAGTGTCTAGGACACGTGACTTGCTATCAAGAATTCCCGACATGCATCGACAAATATACCACGTGTCCTATCCCAGGGCCGGGATCGCGTCGCATAGATCAAAGGATCTGTGAGGCGAGCGTGGCGAGCGCTGAACGTTCACCCTTCAAGAGCGTCACGTGTCCGGAGATCGGATATTCTTTGAAACGCTCGACTGCGTATGACAGACCGTTGGTGAAAACATCGACATGAACGTTGTCGATCTGTTCGATGTCACCGGTCAAGACAATCTTTGTGTTGTCTCCAACACGTGTGATGATCGTCTTCAATTCATGCATTGACAAGTTCTGCGCTTCATCGATGATGATGAATGCATTCGGGATAGAACGACCGCGAATGAACGTGATCGCCTCAATCTCAATGAGACCACGATCCTGCATCAACTGCAGGTAGAAGTCATCATCATGTTGACCACGACCCTGAGCTCCATTTCTCTGCGGCTTGGGACGCGTCCTACGTGAATCAAATAGGAAGTTAAGGTTGTCCCTGATAGGTGCAATCCAGGGTTCCATCTTCTCCTCGAGCGTTCCAGGAAGGAAACCGATGTCCTTGCCAACTGGCTGCACAGGACGTGTGACGACTAGCTTGTCGTACTTTGCCTTTGATACATCTCCTGCGCCTTTCAATTGCTCAAGCCCTGCGGCAAGTGCTAGCAAGGTCTTGCCAGTCCCGCTGGGACCCACAAGGGTCAGAAGCTTGATGTTGTCATCAAACAGCAGATCAAGAGAGAACGTCTGTTCCTTGTTCCTGGGTTTGAGACCGTACGCCTGATCGATCTTTGCGATCGCAACGAGAGGCTCATCAGGATTGAGACACTTTGCGATCGCAGACTTTGACGTCTGTCCGTCACGGACATTCTTGATGATTACGATCTGGTTGGGATAGATCTTGTTTGACCTAAGCTGCTCTTCTGGAAGAGCGATCTGACCATTCTTGTAGAACTCATCTACCGATTGCTCAGGTACCTCGATAACCGCAACTCCACGGTAGAACTTCTGCGGGTCATCGGCGACGCGCATCTTGCGGTAATCTTCACACTTCACACCAAGACTATCACACTTGATGCGAACGTTGATGTCCTTTGATACAAGGATAGCACCAGCGCTTGCCATTGACAGTGCAAACGAGATGATCAGATTGTCTGGCTTGTCAGCCTGCAGACCCGGGGGCAAGTTGGTCGCTGAGGCAGTCTCAGGAACAGCGACACGCAGCGTGCCATTGTCCTTTAGTTCCACACCTGTGACCAGGCTACCTTTTTCTCGCAGGTTGTCGAGTGAACGAGTGACCTCCCTCGCGTTACGACCGACCTCATCAGGCCGGCTCTTGTGCCTGTCAAGCTCCTCGAGAACAACAAGCGGGATCACAACGTCATGCTCCTTGAAGGAGAAGATCGAATTGGGATCACTGAGGAGTACGTTTGTATCCAGAATGTACGTCTTCTTGTCGCTCATCTGCTCTCCTGAAAGTGTTACCTTCTTGTGCGCGCTGATCATGAACTGTTTCGTTTCCTTTGAGTTTTTGTACAGTACGGCCTTCTTGGGTAACAATATCAACTGGCGGACAACTAATCAATGGATCAAGACAATAAGAAGCACCTCAACGTCGTCAAGGATGAACCTAGCCGAGTCGTGGACGGCACAACCTGTTTCGCAGTGCAAGCGCAATGTGGTGTCAGTTGTCAACGGAAACGTTGTCCTCACTGGATTCCTTGTGAAGAGGAACATAATTGCGTCATGATTGCTGCACAGAACGGTCCTCACACCCTACAGAAGATTGGTCAGATCTACGACCTGACGCGCATGCGCATCTGTCAGATCGAAAAAGCAATCTTCGAGAAGATTCGGAAGATTTCGTAGTATCAGCTCGCAGGAGTGACAGGCTTCTTGCCGCGTGATTTCTTGCTGCTGGCAATCACAGTCACGTCCTCTGTCTGCGTGCCATCTGAAGCTGTCTCGATCTTGACGTCGACCTCTGCGACCAGTTCGCCCTTGTCATCAAGAACCTCACCGACATATTCTTTTTCGTCCGCTTGAACCGCAGTAACAATCGGCTCTACCACGACAGAAATAGGCGGTGCGACAGGCACCACGACGTGTGCTGCAGGAACAACTACGGGTGGCTTCACAACGATCTTTGCTGCAGCATCAGCATCAACCAGATGACCGGTTACGTGTGAAACTTTGTGTGGCTTCGTCGGATCTAGACGAAGTTCATGAATGTCACGAAGTGCTGCTTTCGGTGCCGGCATATGCTATCTCTCCTGTTCACATAACTAGGCGCTAGAAACGACGAAGCCCCGGCTGCGGCAGCCGGGGCCTCATCACTGCTCAGTTCAGGCGTTTCACTCGTCATCGTCGCTTGAGGCGACTGCAGCTTCCCCGGGTGTCTTTGCCTTCTTGTCGCGCGGCGGACGGGATGCACGCTTGTCCTTGTCAAGGACGACAGTGAGCTTCACAAGCTCAGCAGCCTTGAGCTTCAGGGTACGCAATCCCTTCCTCGAGCGAACGCCAGCAGCCGCAACGCCACGGGCATTCTTTGCGATGTCATATTCCAGTCCATCGATCACTGCCTTGAGCTCTGTCCACTTCGCGATCACCTTGTTGTCTGTTTCCATGTTTATTAACCTCGATCAATATCTATATCGCTCTCACACAGTCGTAAAACAATTTATGCTACGAGCGTGTCCCGTAGGCTTAGGTGAGCGCAGCCAAAAATTCACTTGGAAACATCTGGTGATTGGCTTTGTAGAGCCGTTCCCAGTCAGTGTCGAGAATGTATGAAGTTGCGTGATCCCGTTCATTCCTGACCGATCTACCGAACGCCTGGACGATCGAACGTACCGTCTGACACGCATACCAGTCGGGATTCTTTTCTTTACGTAGCTGCACGACCTGGTCACCCAGGTACGGGAAGGGAACCTTGCAGAGAATCTGAAACCTGCTGGCGTCATCAACAAGGTCAACGCCCTCCGTCATTGAGGGACTGATGAGGACAGTTGGATCCGGACACTTCAGATGAAAATCGATCATCTCATCACGATTATCTGAATTGTGAAGCAACAGCCTCGGCGACTTGAGCGTGTCAACGATGTACTTTGCGATCTTATAATTGACACAGTGACAGATGCCCTTCTCGTCCTTGTGCAGGTCGAGCAGTTGACCCACAACGAGCGCGAGCTTCGGCAGCGTTGTCTCGATGTTCGCTCGTGACATGCTTCCGACCGCGAGGTAATGGATGGGCCTGTTCGCGACAGGGAACGGAGATGGAAGATGCATGTATGCAGCGTCGTCAGGATTGATGCCTACTGACTTGCAGAAGACGTCCTTGTTGATGACTGTGGCTGACATCAACAACACGCGACTTCCAAACCTGTACAGGTGCGACTCACCGTAGGCTGAAACGTCGACCGGCTTGAACTCGAACTTTCGTCCTGCGTTGTTGTCCTTCGAGTCGGGCCTCACGTAATTCATGACCCAATTGTCGGGGTTGTATACCTCGATGAAGCGGTTGATTTTACAGATGTGCTTGTCGAGCATCTCGTACCGCTTGCCGACATCGTTCAAGCCCGTGTGGTCGGCGCTGTCTGACTTGAAGATCTCATTCATGCGCTTCGTCAAGCCCGACATCAGCTTTGCAACAGCCTTCTTGTAAGGTCCCTGAACCCACTCGAACACCTCTGCGGGTGTGCTTAGCCTGGGAACCTTACAACCTAGCGTCTTTGCAAACCGTTCTGAGAATGTGACCTCGATGAACTTGCCGAGCTCGTTCTCCACATTGTGACACTCGTCGATGACCAGCAATGACCGTGGCGTAAGTTGCTTTGCGTACATCGTCTCAGCCAGGAAGTACGAAAAGTTCGTGATGCCAAGTGGATGCTCGAGGAACTCCTGCTTGTCTAACACGTACGGACACGCCTTCTTGCAGCACTTTGCGAAAGGCGTGTCGTCAATTGACTTGCCCATCTGTTTGAGCAATCGACGTGAATCAGAACATCGAAGGTCAGCGTAGAAGCGGCAACAGTAGTTGTTCGCAGATTTGAGCGATCGCATGAGATTCCTGCCCGACCCAGGACCAAAATCGTCAATGTATTGCTGCTGCAGGATCTTCTGCGTTGTGATGAAGTACGAACCCTTCACCGGGTCGCTCTCTCCGTCAACGTTCTTTACGTACGATTGACCACCGTGTTCCTCTAGAAACCTCGCTAGCGTAACGCCGATAACAGACTTGCCAATGCCTGTACCAGCATCGAGGATGACGAAGCGCTTTTTCTGATTGAGAAACGCATCAAGCGCGAACTCTATCGCCTTTCGTTGCTCATCACGGATGTTTTCGAAAGGAAAATAGGGCGTGTAGTCCGGATAGGTCATTTGGACTCACAGTATCATTCTGTGAGGCAAATGTACACTACTTGTTGGTACCAATGACCTTGTCAACAATCCCGAACTTGATCGCATCGTCAGGTGTGATGTAGTAATCGAGACCACGTCTCATGACTTTCTCAACTTGAACTTGGGTCATCTTTGACTCATTGACAAGAGCGTCTACCATGAGCTTCTGAAGGCGCTTTGCCTCGTTCGTCTCATTCTCGATCTCAAAGATGTTTCCGTATAGACCAGCGCTGAGAGGATGCATCATGATCCTAGCCGACGCGCCGATGAGTCTCTTTCCCTTTGTTCCTGCCGCTAGCAGTAGAACACCGGCTGACATCACCTTTCCCAACGCAACGGTGTGCACAGGACATGGTAGGAACCTCATCGTATCGTAGAGGCTAAACATCTCATCAAGAGAACCTCCGTACGTTGACACGATCAGATAGATTGGCGCTTGACTGACGTTTGCCAGCACGAGCATCTGTGCAATGACGTTCGAAATCGCATTCTCTGTCACGTCACCGTGAAGGAACACCATCCTCGTGTTGTCGACCTGAGGCATGAACATCTGCTCAAGCATTTCGGCAGGCATCCCATTGCGAGTGCGTGCTGCATGTTCCGATCCTTTGTTCTCAAACGTTTGGCGTCCCATCATTTCCTCCCGTAATCTCGTGGTCAGGTTCAGGTGTCCCAATCAGGAATAGGTCCTCGCCGCCGAGCTCTCTCACCAGGGACGTGATAGCACGTGTTTGTTCCATGCTCTCAAGCTCTGAAGCTAGCAAATAGATGACCAGAAGCGTCTGTCGTTGCGTGACGCCAAAGTTGTTGATCTCTCGCACGATCTGACGACACACCTGATTTTCCGCGGCGCGCTTCTCAGATTGTGCCTCTCCATACAATGTTGTCACTTGACTACCTCCTCACGGGTGAACGTCTCAACCTTGTAAAGATCCTCACCAAAGATGCGTAGGTACTTTCCTTGCCTGAGACCTGCTTCTTCATCCGTCGATAGCACAACAAATGACCCCCATTGTTTGTTGTCAATGATGAACTTCACAGATTCCCAGGTTGGAAGATCAGCCTTGTTCAATTCTAACAACTCAACGAGATTTGCGTTCATGCCAACACGTACATCCTCGATCGTCACTAGCGACTTCATCGATTCACGTGAAACGATCTCGGACTTACAAACGTCAAGCACCTTATGAACGATTCCGCAGTTGTTACACTGTGCGAACTTCACACGAGCAGATCCATCGTCCTCTATTACAGAGAAAACAACGAACTG